GGCTGCCGCAGTGAGCAGCAGCCTGAAGTGAGTGAGACTGAGTAGTTTAATCATCGCTACAGCCGTCGCCGTCGTCGTAGCCGTAGTCGTAGCCATAACCGTAGCCGTCGCCGTCGTCGATGCCGTCACCATGGCCATAGCCGTAGCCTTTGCCGTAGTCGTCGCCGTAGCCATCGCCGTAGCCATCGCTGTATCCGTCGCCGTAGCCGTCGCCGTCGTCGAAGCTGCCTAAGGGACAGGCTGCCGCAGTGTGCAGCAGCCTGAGGTGGGCAAGGTTACTGAGTATCATGACCAGTCCTTGATCCGGCGGCGGAACCGCTGGAGTTCGGTGTAGTCCTTGGCATAGGGGTAAGCGTTGGGGACCAGGGCACCACCCTGCTCGTAGACCACACAGCGGATGTGACTCAGATTATCCTCCAGGCTGTAATGCCTGGACATGTAGTCCTTGGCCACATAGGCCCACCCGGGTTGCCCATCCTTGAGCAGCTCGTAGACCAAGCTGTCGGCCACCAGAGCCCCATAGTGAACCCCACGGGGATCAGCACCCAGCTTGATGGCTGTCTTGAGCCATATGGCCATGGGCCTAACAAGCTGGTTGTTAAGCCAGGTCGCCTTGGACCTGTCCAGAATAGGCACAAAGAACGGCGGAGGCGGTTCGACAGGGGCGGGGCAGGGGGTAGCCTTGAGGTCTACGGTTACGGGCCCTGGGGTGTAGTAATACTTGAACCCGATCTGGGTTACAGGGCCAGGCTCTGCAATGGTCCAGCACTGGCTGAAGCCCATGATGCGGCCTTCACGGCTACCAAGCAAGGCGGTGAACACGTTACCGCTGGTCTTGGTGGGGTACGGGTTGATGGTGACGGTATCGTCGGGGTGATAGGTTAGGAGGGTGGTGCCGTAGAGGTCGATACGGACCGACGGCTTCGGGAAGTGAGGCGAAGGGTAGTGAGGCGAAGGATGGTTGAGGGATATCGTAACGACATCCCGACGACCACTGGAAAGAGGCCGAACCTCAGTAGGCCGGCCTCGTATTGGGGAAACGCTATCGTGTAGCTTGAGGGCAGCTTCGTAGCTGACGATGCCTAAGGCGCTGCTTATGAGGGTGGTGTTACCGAACATGGTAGTCTCCTTGGTTGGTTGGTTGGTTGGTTAGCCGATTAAGAGGTTGGCGAGAGTAAGGGCTCGGGGGTCGAGCCCGTACCACCGGGCTCTTGCACCTTCCCTATGGAAGGTGGTTTCATCACACCACTCCAGATGAATTTCTGAAGTGTTGAGGTGGAGCTTGTTTGTCTCAGCCTGGACCCTGAAGACCCTACGGGGCATTGTCCCGTTGCACTCTATCCAACCAGTGTCTCCAGTGGTGGAGACGACGGTCTTAACTTCGACGGTACGCTTGCTCATAGTTTGATCTCCGTAGGGGCCATGCCGGGGTTGAAGTGGAAGCTGAGTGTATGGATGCTGTAACGCTCCTTGAGAGTAGGAGCGTCGAGGACGCTGATAACAGCGTGGTTAAGAGGGGAGCTGTCGTCAGATACGACCAGTTCGTGACCCACCTTGTAGTCATACACGGCGTCGCTAATGGACAAGTAAGTCCGGCGACGGGGCCGGACATGGAGTGTAAACTTATCAGCGAAGTGATCGCCGAGTTGGGACAGGGAGGTGAGAGAGGTAAACTTACGCAATGTAAAGTTCCTCCCCGGTCTCGTAGCAGATCAGGGTTGACACCGAGTAGGTGTCCAGGAGGTCGTCCTCCTGGTAAATGTCAATTTCGGTCCCACCTAGCTGGTGGATATCCTTGACAAGGACGGGGTTGCCGTCCAGATACTGCTGGACGGAAGACACGGTTAATCGGTTCATGGTGTAAACTCCTTGGGGGAGAGAGGGAAGCCGTCGGCCGGATCGCCGATCGGACCACCATCATGCCACGGCCCGCCGCCGGTGTCGATGTGGCAGGGTGTCGCACCCCGAAGGGGTGCCGCGCGCGCGCGTTATAGTTGAGTAAGTGTATAACTGATTTGTGGTACAACTTATAGTTGAACAGTATGGGTCGGATTTGACAGTAAAGATAGGAAGCCCAAGAATGGCGGAAATCCGCCAATTTAGGTTTACGAAGTTTACAATGTTTACACCAACTATCCGGAATTTTGAAACAAAGTCGTCAAGTTTTGCTGAAAGGGCGTAAAAACTCACCAACTAATAGGTGTGTAAAGTAGCGATAGGTTGTGTAAAGTATAATCAGTGGTTGTTGTAAGTAGTAAGTTTACACAACTATAAGTTGGTGAGTTTTTAGGGGTAGGGTCGTGAGGAAAGGGAATCATTTTTTTTTTTTGGATAGTTACTGTAAAGTAAGTAAAGTTAGTAAATATAATCCAAATTTGACACTGGGCTGAAACCCGCAGTTTCCCTGGGTTTCCTGGCTAATAGCTACTATAGTAAGGGTAACAAATACCCACCCCAACTCCTCGTCAAACTAAACTTGACAGTGGGCCGATCTTGACCGGATTTTAGTGTAAAGTACTACTCTGGTAAGCATTTCTGACTAGCTACTGTAAACTTCAGGCCGATTTTAGGTCAGAACGTCGCACTGTAAACCAGAATGTCGCATCGACAGGATGTCGCAGGCTTAGTGTAAACCAGGTTGTCGCATGTAAACCAGGATGTCGCATGTAAACTTTACATGTAAAGTGTCAACCAGGATGTCGCATGTAAACTACTTTGTCGCATGTAAACTACTTTGTCGCATGTAAACTACTTTGTCGCATGTAAAGTGTAAACTTTACATACTTAGCGTTAGCCTAATTGTCGCAGTGTATTACGTATACTATGCCTACCTTAACCCCCCAACGTATAGCGCAGCGAAGCGAGCAACATCAGCGCCCCAGCGCCCCAGCAAAACACCGAGTGGGAGCGTAAGAGCGTGGCCGCCATGGCTTAGAAAGCCCTAGGAACGACGCTGGACGCGCAAGCCGCTTGTGCCTGGTAGGTACCTACCAGACAAAAAGAAAGCCCCTAGGAAGCGATCCTAGGGGCTTGTGCGGGTTAAGCGATGTGGAGGAGGAGTAAGGCCAGTGCGATGTACTGCACTAGTACCAGGAGACTGATGATGGCGTCCCATACGTTTCGGTTGTTCATGGTGTTTTCCTTTCGAGAAAGATCCGCCGCGGCCTAGGCCGCGGCGGGGAGTGGGTTACTTCTGCATCTTCTGCAAAACTTCGAGCATCATTGCTTCGAGCTTCGCAATCCGGTCTGCTTCCGGAGCCGGAGCCGGAGCCGGAGCAGCCTTGGCCTTGCTGCGGGTGGCCTTGGCCTTGGCCGTCGAAGCCGGAGCCGGAGCAACCTTGGCCTTGCGCGTCGTTGTTTTTGGGACTTCGACGGCGAAGGATAGCCTCCCGTGATCTCGTCCCTTTCCTACCTTGCCAGTAGCAACAAGCGCTTCGCCGCTTACCGTAGCGGCTTCCACGGAGATAATCTCCGCCGACGCTACGTCCACGAAACCAGCATTTAATCCAGCGAGCGCGGTATCCGCGCGGCCTTCCCATATGCTGGTGACCGCATCAACAGTAAACGAGACCGTGACGACGACGGGCGCAATTTTAATGGTGTTAGCCATAGCTAACTTTCCTTTCTTCGATTGTACAAGAGCGGCGGCGGAATTGCCGCCATGTCGTTTGGTTCATCCAATCGACAATCCCCATTATGCATATCCTTGCCCCATTGTCAACTTCGGCCCAAATAGCCGCCAAATAGCCACCAAGTAGCCGCCGAGTGATCGGAGGAGGAAGGGGGGCACCTGGACAATGAAAATCCACGCCCCCCTCTAAATACTTAAACCCCTCACAACAAAACCCAAATTTTTACTACTGTAAACTTTATTGTCGCACCCCCGCCCCCGTCGCACCCCCGCTTCCGCTCCCGCCCCCGCCAAACCCTCTTGCGCCCCAAGAGCCCCCGAAGTATATACCAAGTATGGCTGCACGATGGACCGACCAATTCGCATTCGACACGGCCCTCATCCTTGAGGGTGGTGGAGACTCGCTCGACGACCTGAAGGCGAAATACGACGTCACTTCAGATGACCTACTGCGTTTCAAGAGCGACTCGCAGTTCAGGAAGCGTGTGGGCGAATACCGCGAGGACATCCGTGCCAACGGCACGACGTTCAAGATGAAGGCCCGCGCTCAGGCAGAGGACCTATTGCTGACGTCCTGGCAGCTCATCCACGACCCTGGGGTTAGCCCGTCGGTCAAGGCCGACCTCATCAAGTCCACAGTCAAGTGGGGTGGGCTGGAGCCCAAGAACGATGACGGCAACGTAGGCCCGGTCGGCGGCGTGTCGATCACGATCAACCTGGGCGATGACAGGGACAAGCCTAAGCTGGTGACAGTGGACAACGACCGTGAGCATGACCATGATCTGCTTCCCGGATGACTATAATGGCCTGCCAGCGCTCAGGCTTCCGACGCTGGCGGAATATCGTGCTGCGCAGGCAGCACTGGTCGAAGCCGAGATGTCGTTCCGCACAGTTCTGGTACCGCCGAAGAAGCCAAAGCTAGCCCGCAATAAGCATCTGGCCAGGCCAGCGGAATATATTCTCATAGAGGTGAGTCCTGCCGGATGACCTTCCAGATTAACTACACCCCGCCGCCGACCGGCGCTAAGTTCATGCAGTCCGATGCACGGATGCGTGTGCTCATGGGGCCTGTGGGTAGCGGTAAGTCAGTAACGTCTAGTTTCGAGGTCATTCGTCGGGCGACGATGCAGAAGCCGGACCAGCATGGGAAGCGGCGGACGCGCGCTGCGATTGTCCGTGAGACGGCCAGGCAGCTGCAGGACACCACCATCAAGACGTTCCTCGACTGGTTCCCCCCGGGCGTGTGTGGCCGCTACATGCGGACGACGAAGACGTACTTCTTCTCGGTGGGCGATGTTGAGTGCGAGGTGATGTTCCGGGCGTTGGATGACGCCGACGATGTGGCGAACTTGAACTCGTTGGAGCTTTCGTTCGCGTGGTTTAATGAGTGCCGGGACATTCACCCTGACATCGTCGATGCTATGTCCAAGCGTATTGGGCGGTTCCCGTCGGCGAAGGACGGAGGCCCTACCTGGTTTGGGATGTGGGGTGACACGAACCCGCCAACGATGGACACCTGGTGGTACTACCAGATGGAGCATCTCAGCCCTACTGATGGCATCAGTCTGAACGACAACGGCTGGGATGTGTTCAAGCAGCCGTCGGGGCGCAGCCCCTACGCTGAGAACATCGAGAACCTGCCGGAAGGGTACTACGACACTCAGGGGCGGTCGGATGAGTACATCCGGGTGTACATCGACGGCGAGTACGGGCTGAGCTTGGCCGGGCAGCCGGTGTTCAAATACTTCAACCCGGACTACCACATGGCCAAGCAGCCGCTGCGGCCGATCGTTAGTGCCACCAGGCCGATCATCGTCGGGATGGACCTTGGGCTGACGCCGGCTGCTGTGTGCGGGCAGCTTGATCCGCGGGGGCGGGCGCTCGTCCAGGCTGAGGCTGTGAGCTTCGACATGGGCGTGCAGCGGTTCGTGAGGCAGATGCTCAAGCCGCTGCTCTATGAGAGGTTTCCGGGGGCTCCGGTGTTTGTTGTAGTCGATCCGGCGGGTACGCAGAGAGCGCAGACGGACGAGCGCAGCGCGGTCGATATCATCAAGGCGGAAGGGCTGAAGGTCATCCCGGCCAAGACCAATAAGGTCAGCGCGCGGCTCAGCGCTGTGGACGACTACCTCATGCGGCAGGTGGATGGAGAGGCGGCGTTCCTCGTGGACCCGCGCTGCATGGCGCTCAAGGCGGCCCTGATGGGCGGCTACCGGTACGATCGGAAAGTCGAGAAGATCGACAAGAATAAACATAGCCACGTCGCTGACGCGCTGCAGTACCTCATGCTGCATATCGGGTCGGTTAGCGGCGGGGAGATGCCGCAGCGGCGGGAAATCAAGCAGGCACCGATGGCAGCGTGGGTTTAGGGTTGACGCCGCCTGTTGTTATTGGTAGCCTGCTTGTGTTTCCCTCATCTGCGTTTTCCTTTTAGACCTACCCCCGCCACCCTCGTGGCGGGGGTATTTTTTGGTTGTTGACTACCTAGATCGTACTGCGTATATTTGCCACGCGGTTATGTGAGGCACCATGGCAGGACTGACGTTTCTCCGGGTCGTCGGTAACGATGACCTTGCCGCCCAGGATCGGCAGGATGAGCTGGATGCAGCGATGCAGGACCGGCAGAATCAGCCTGTTGTCCTAGGGCTGACGGCTCATATTCGTGAGTGCTGGGATGCTGCGCGCATCGCCAAGAAGCCGATCGAGACGATTATGCTGCGGGCGCTTCGGCAGCGCGGGGGTGAGTACGAGCCGGACAAGCTCAACCAGATTCGCTCCGTTGGCGGGTCTGAGGTCTACATGATGCTCACCGAGATCAAGTGCCGCGCGGCGGAGAGCTGGCTGCGGGACATCTTGATGGACCAGGGGCAGCCCCCGTGGGACATGCAGCCTACGCCGTTGCCAGAGCTGGCACCTACCCACCAGGCGGAGCTTGAGGAAGCCTTCGGTCAGTCAGTGGTCGAGCAACTGCAGCAGGCAGGCCGTGCTCCCACCATGCAGGAGATGCAAGAACTGCGCGAAGTTGTCGCGCAGGACTACCGGTTCAAGCTGCTGCAGGCAGCGCAGAACCGCGCCGACCGGATGAAGGACAAGATCAACGATCAGTTCGCCCAGGGTGGCTGGAGCGAGGCGTTCAACGACTTTCTGTCCGACCTGGTGACGTTTCCTGCGGCGTTCTTGAAGGGACCTGTTGTCCGGCGGCAGCGGGTGCTTGAGTACACCACGGATGAGAGTGGCGCTACGGTGGTCAGTGCTGGCGAAAGGCTGGCTCCTGAGTACGAGCGGGTCGATCCGTTCAACATCTATCCTGAGCCGGGCGTGGCCCGGTTGTCTGATGGGTATTTGTTCGAACACCACCCGCTGACACGCACGCAGCTCGCCGATCTGATCGGCGTCCCCGGCTACGATGACGACGCGATCCGCAAAGTACTGGAAATGGGCAACGGCCAGTCGTGGATCAGCGAAGACGTAGAGCTCCAGAAGGAAGAGCTGGAGCGGAAATACTACGCCTACAACACCCCCACCGATACGTTCGATGCGCTGGAGTTCTGGGGCAAGGTCAGCGGCGCTATGCTGCGTGAGTGGGGGCTCGAAGAAGACGAGGTACCCGACGAGGCCAAAGAGTACGACGCTAACGTCTGGGTCGTCGGTAACTACGTGATTAAAGCTGTGCTCAACTACGACCCGCTCGGTGAGAAGCCGTACGCGAAGTCGTCGTTCATCAAGCGGCCAGGGTCACTCTGGGGCAGCGGCATCCCGGAGATCATCGAGGACCTGCAGAACATCTGCAATGCGGCCGCCCGGGCGCTGGTGAACAACATGGGCTTGGCCTCTGGGCCGCAGGTAGAGGTCAACATCGACCGGCTGCCGCCCAACGAAGACCTCACCAACATGCACCCGTGGAAAATCTGGCAGGTCCAGCAGGACCCGGCCGGGTCTAGTGCGCCGGCGGTGCGATTCGCCCAGCCTGACTCCCGTGCAGGCGAGCTCATGGCGGTCTACGACCGGTTCTCGCGGCTCGCTGACGACCATTCGGGTATCCCGTCGTACGTCTACGGCGACCTCGATGTGCAGGGCGCTGGGCGTACGGCCTCGGGTCTCTCCATGCTGATGGGCTCTGCCGGTAAGGGTATCCGTCAGGTGGTCATGCACATCGACGCGGACATCATCTATCCGATCGTGCACAGGCAGTTCGTTTACAACATGCGGTACGACGATGATGAGTCGATCAAGGGCGATGTCGATATCGTACCGCGCGGTGCAGTGAATCTTGCTGTTAAGGAGACGACCAATGTCCGCCGAGTTGAGTTCCTCAATGCGACTGCTAATCCGGTCGATATGGAGATCATCGGCGTTGAGGGGCGTGCGGCTATCCTGCGTGAGATTGCTAAAGGCTTGCAAATGCCGGCTGACCAGCTGGTACCGTCTCGTGACAAAATGTCTGTCCAAATGCGTCAGCGTGCTGAAGCCGCGGCGACGCAAATGAGCGCCGGGGGCGGCGGGTCCCCCTCGGCTGAGCCTGCGCAGCAGCAGACGAACACCGTAGCGAATCAAGATACAGGGCAAGCGGTATGACGCGGCCCTCACCAGATGTGGTTAAGGCTTTGGCCTCAGCTTCCCGGCGGCACCCAGAGATCGTCCAGTGGTTGGACGACTGGTACGCCAAGGAGCTAGGTGCGTTGCCTTATGCCGCTGGGAACACTGCACTTGCTCAGGGGCGGTGCCAGGTCCTCAAAGAGGTCTCCGACCTCGTCCGCAGTGCCCCTGAAAACGCACACCGTTAGGAGCGTAACATGAACCTTCCTGCACAGCTTGCATCCCAACGAGAAGCCATCGACAAGTTCTACGCCGGCCAGAACGCGGAGGCAGATGCCGCCGACGACACTGCGGTAGTAGACGACGCCGAGGGCACCTCTGTCGAGGGTGAAGTTGGTCAGGCCGATGCCGCCCCGGAGGAAGCTCCGGCCAAGGCAGAGGATTTTGAGCAGAAGTATCGTTCTCTCCAGGGTATGTATAACGCCGAGGTCCCGCGCCTACATGCGCAGAACCGCGAGCTGAAGCAGCGCCTGGACCAGATGGAGCAGTTGCTCGGCACAGTGTCGTCGCCTCGGGCGGCCAGTAACCCGGGCGAGGCTCCTGCCCAGCCGACCTACATCACGCAGCGCGACGTAGACGAGTATGGCGAGTCCATCGACGTCATGCGCCGGGCCGCCAAGGAGGAGGCTGCAGCCTACCAGCGTGAGATTTCTGACCTGCGCAACATGGTCACTTCGCTGCAGTCGCAGCTGGTGCCGCAGGTCAACCAACTCTCGCAGCGGCAGGCTGTGTCGTCTGAACAGGCATTCTGGTCTGAGTTGCAGGCTAGCGTACCGAACTGGAAGACTACGAACGATAACCAGGACTTCCAGTCTTGGTTGCTTGAGATTGATCCTCTGACTGGTATCTCGCGGCAGACATACCTCGAAGATGCGCAGCGCAACCTGGATGCCAGGCGTGTTGCGGCGTTCTTCACGGGTTGGCCTGGCTATCAACCGGAAGGGCAAGCGCCGGCCCGAGGCCAGCGTTCTGCGGATGAGTTGTCTCGCCAAGTTGCTCCCGGCCGCGGCCGGTCTGGCGGCGCGCGTCAGTCTGCCCCTGGGTCTGATAAGACCTACTCCCGTTCTGACATCGCCACCTTCTACGGTGACGTGAGGATCGGCAAGTACAAGGGGCGCGATGATGAGCGTAAGCGAATCGAGCGCGACATCTTCGCTGCACAGCGAGATGGTCGTATCACAGATGGCTAATCAAGGAGATAGGGTATGAGCTACCCGTCCATTGGTGGTCGCCCGAACTACTCTGGGAACTTCATCCCGGAGATTTGGAGCGGCAAGCTGATCGAGAACTTCTACGATGCAACGGTTCTGTCAGCTATTTCCAACACCGACTATGAAGGCGAAATCCGCCAGTACGGTGACACCGTGAACATCCGCACCACGCCGGAGATCACGATCCGCGACTACGTCAAGGGTCAGGTTCTCGATGTGGAGCACCCGGACAAGCCGAAGCTGCAGCTCTTGATCGACAAGGGTGAATACTTCGCGGTTGTCGAGGATGATATCGACCGCATCCAGTCCGACGTCAACCTGATGGACATGTGGTCGAAGGACGCATCCGAGCGGATGAAAATCAAGATCGACCAGCGTGTGCTGACCGATCTGTTGCCGGATGTCGGTGCCCTGAACAAGGGTGCTACCGCAGGTGCGAAGTCCGCTTCGTTCAACCTGGGCGTCACCGGCACTCCGCTGACCGTCACCAGCGACGGTGCTTCTGCGACCACTGCGGTCGTTGATCTGCTCGTCGATATGGGTACGGTCCTTGATGAGGCCAACGCGCCGGAGAGCGATCGTTTCATCGTGATCCCGGCCAAGATGGCTAACCTCATCAAGAAGTCGGAACTGCGGGATGCGTCGCTCTCCGGCGACAGCACCTCGGTCCTGCGCAACGGCCGGCTCGGCATGATTGATCGTTTCACGATCTATGTCTCGCACAACCTGTACGTCAGCAGTGGCGAGTACAATATCATTGCCGGCCACAAGATGGGTTTCACCTTCGCGTCCCAGATGACGGAGATGGAAACCATCCGTTCCGAACGCACGTTCGGCAACGTGGTTCGCGGCCTCCAGGTGTACGGCTACAAGGTCGTGAAGCCTGAGGCTCTGTCCACCGCTGTCATCAGCTTCTCGTAAGGGGTAGACGCATATGCCGACCTACACCGACTCTCTCGGCTTCAATAAGGGTACCGCGGCTGCGTTCCCGTACGAAGGCACCCGGGCCGTCACCAAGATCGAAGTGGAGCTCGACTTCGCTGCGATTGCGGTGGCGCGTGCGGCGGCTGGCGCTACGGCGCTGACCTCCGGCGACGTCCTCGAAGTCATCCAGCTTCCGGCCAAGTCTTATGTCATGGCTGTTGGTTTGGATGTGACGACTGCCGAAGGCGGCACGCTGACCATCGACATCGGCGATGGCTCTGCGGCTGATGGCTACTTGGATGGTGTGAACGCCAACACCGTGGCGTCTTATGCCTCCACCCTGGCCCTTACCGAAGGTGCTCCGAACACTGTGAAGGGGTATTCTGCCGGTAAGTATTACGCTGCCGCCGACACGATCGACGTCAAGACCGTGAACGCTGCTGACGCGGCTGTGATGCGGCTCTGGGCGCTGGTCGTTGACTGCAACTAAGGTGATGGGGGCTTCGGCCCCCATCCACCGATGGAGGTTCCATGGCTACCAATCTGGCTGCTGAGTCGATCAAAGACACCTACCAGCAACTCTTGCATATTAGTGAGGGTGTCACGGGTACGCCGAACCTAGTTCGCGGCGGCGACGGTACCGTAACCACGCTAAAACTCGGTAGCGTGTCGGCGGTGTTTGCCGATAATCTAACCGTCTCCAACCGGACCATTGCGGTACTCGGTGGGACTTTTACCTTTTCGTCCGACCAAAATATTACCATCGTCCCGGGCGCTTCGTACGTCACCAACTTACCGCGGGTAAATATCACGAGCGGTACGATTACTGGGATCACGGACCTCGCTGTTGCCGATGGCGGCACCGGCGCGTCTGATGCCGCCGGTGCTAGGACGAACCTGGGCCTTGGTTCGATTGCTACGCAAGACAGCGACGCAGTTAGCATCACAGGCGGTAGTATCTCTGGCGTTACTATGACTGGGTCGTTCACCGGTGTAACGACCATTGAAGTTGATGAGCTGCAGGTTAGCCAATCCTTCGGGTACGCTGGCGCAGGCACTGGCGGTACTGTTACGCAGCTTACCAGCCGCACGACGGGTGTGACGCTGGATAAGATTTGCGGCGATATCACCCTAGTCTCCGCGTCTGTCGCAGGACTTAGTTCCGAGCGGTTTACGCTCACCAACAGCACGATCGGGGCTACGGATATAGTCCAGGTCTGCTTGGTTGGCGGCGCGGTAGCCGGCACTGGACCGACGACATCTACGTATGATGTCGGTGTTCTGCGAGTTGCCGCGGGAGCGTGCGATATTGTAGTACACAACACCAATAACTCCGCCACAGCCACAGAGCAGCTCACCGTCCGGTTCATGGTGATTAAGGGAGTTACAGCTTGATGGCTAAACCTGGGCTCTACGCTAACATCCACGCGAAGCGGAAGCGGATCAAAGCCGGTAGCGGCGAGAAGATGCGTAAGCCTGGGGCTAAGGGTGCTCCGTCTGAAAAGGCGTTCCGCGACTCTGCGAAAACCGCTAAGAAAGGGAAGTCTTAATGGCCACCCGCGTCGATAAGTCGAATATGGCTTGTAACAAGCCGAAGCGCACCCCCAAGCACCCGACCAAGTCCCACGTCGTGAAGGCTTGCTCTGGGGGCAAGGAGAAGGTAATCCGTTTCGGTCAGCAGGGTGTGTCCGGCTCACCCAAGAAGGCCGGTGAATCTGAGGCATACGCCAACCGGCGTAAGTCATTCAAAGCCCGCCACGCCAAGAACATCGCCAAGGGCAAGATGAGCGCGGCGTACTGGGCTGACAGGGTGAAGTGGTAGTACATTATGACGCAGAAGTATCTCAGAAACACCGCCGACGGCACCATCTACCGATGGAACCCCATCTTGGCGGCCAACGCAAGGTGCGTTGAGGTGTCGGAAGAAGACGCCTTCCCGGCCAAGACGGCCGAGAAACGGCGCGCTACCCGCAAGAAGAAGGCGGCTGATCCGCAGCTCGACCTGTTCACGGATATTGATGAGGTTGCGGAGGAAGAGAGCTCCGTCGATATCGAGATTCGTGAGGACGCTTCCCGGGGGCTGCCTGAGTGACGCCAGCTGATATCATCGTCGAGGTACGCAAGCTGGTCCAGGACACCCGCGCGCCCTACCGGTATTCTGATGACTACCTCCTAGGGCACGTCAATCAGGTTCTGCGCCGTATGGCTATGATCCGGCCGGACCTGTTCGCCTTGGTGACTGATATCACAGTGGTGTCGGCGGATGCTACGCAGACGTTGCCGGCCGACGCGATCCGGTTTGTCGATGTCCATGCGGTAGATGGCCGGGCGGTGGTCGAAGTCTCCCGCGACATGATGGACCGGTCTGCGCCAACCTGGCGCAGCGCTTCACCGGCGCAGCCGGTGAACTACATGCGGCATATCCGCAACCCCACGTTGTTCTTCCTGTATCCTCCGCCACCTGTTGGGGCTACGGTGACTGTAGAGTACGCTCAGGCCCCATCTACCTACGCATTGGCGGGTACGATTACCGCGCCAAAGGATGTGTACTCGCCGGTCATCATCGACGGTGTTGTGGCTATGGTAATGGCGGCCGATGACGAGTATGCTACTTCGGGTCAGGCAGATGCGGCCTTGAAGAATTTCTTCGAAGGGCTTAAACTGGGCCTTGAGGCTAGAGAGCTTAGCGACTCCGCTTCTGCTCTGTCTCGTATGGAGGCTGTTTGATGGCGACACGGGCCTACACCTCGCTGTTGGATAGGGTGACGCTGCACGCGCAGCACTGCCCTACGCCGGTTATCGAGCAGGCCCTGAGCCGTGCGGCGATCCGTGCCTGTGAGCGCACGCTCCTGTGGCGACACGCCGAGCCGCTGCGTACCCTGGACCCGGGCGTCCATGTCTATGATTACGCCAAGCCGGCGGACTCGGATGTACACGCTGTGTTCGGCGCATATCTCAACGACTACCCGCTGGATCGGATCACGCTAGAGCAGGCGCTGGAGCGCTATCCAGCCTGGGCCGACCTGTATAGCGGCGAGGCGTTTGCATCCCTGTGGTCTAGCGCCGGCGGCTCCCTGGTGGGTATGCCGGAGTTCGACGAAGCACCATTCGACGGTCCATCTGGGTACACTACGTCGGAGGCTTCGACTACCGACGGGGCTACGCCTCGGGCGGTATGCCAGATTACACCAGACAAGTTCGTGGTATTGCCACTGCCTGATGACGAGCAGACCTATCGGCTGCGGATGTTCTACGCACTGCGGCCGACCCGGACTGCTACCGGCCTCCCCGAGGTTGTCTTCGATGAGCTCGAAGACGCTATCTATCACAGCGCCCTCCACGAGATTATGACGACGCCAGGTTCTACGTGGGTTGGTGCCGATGTGTCGGATTCAAGGGCTGCCTCCATGCGTGCCGAGAAGGCTCGGTACCATGCGCAGCAGTTCGCCGTAGAGGTGGCGCAGCGACGCGCACGAGCCAACCTGGGCAACGCCCGGGGCTCCATGTCCGTCCAGATGCGGCCGTTCGCTTAGGAGTTCCGTAGTGCCTGTAGTCCTCCAGAACCGAGCCCGCGGCACCCTGGCTAGCAGCATTGCTAGCACCGCTACGTCGCTGTACCTAACTGCCGGTCAAGGTGCTGCGTTCCCAGCGTTGGGTGCGTCGCAATATTTCTACGCCACCCTCCTAGCGCCTTCGGGTGTGTACGAGATTGTTAAGGTGACTGCCCGGGCGGTAGATACACTAACGGTTGTACGTGGGGCTGAGAGTACAACTCCGGTTAGCTTCCCCGCGGGTACGATCGTCGAGCTTCGTGTGACTGCCCAGGCTGTGTCCGACGCTGCGTATGATGCGGCTACTGCAGTGTTCACCAGTTTGTTCGCGACGTCTATCCCGACTGCCGACTTCAGTGGTGTCCCTACCTATGCTGACAACGCTGCGGCGGTTGCCGGCGGCCTGGCAGTTGGGCGGGCGTACAAGACTAGCGCCGGCGACCTGCGGGTCGTCGTATAGGAGAGCAGCATGGCGATCGTCCTCACTAACAGAGCTCGGGGTACACTCGCGGCGGCCATCTCCGCTAGCGACTACACCATCACGCTGCAGGCGGGCGAGGGCGACCTATTCCCGACACTTGGTGTCTCGGATCACTTCTACGCCACGTTGCTGGCCCCCTCGGGCGCCTATGAGATCGTCCGGGTCACGTCCCGCGTAGGCGATAGCCTCATCGCTGTACGGGCGGCTGAGGGCACGTCAGCGCTGAATTTCCCGGCAGGTTCGGTCGTAGAGCAGCGGATCACCGCCGCATCCATCGTGGACGCTGCCACTGACGCCGCCGACGCTTCCACCACTGCCCTCCTTACGACTGTCACGTCGGACGTCTATTCGGCCATCTCGGATGACATCGCTGCTGACACCGTGTCGAAGGAGTACACGGCCGCTACCTCAGCTGGGGTGCTGACGTATGACCTGGGTGAAGACCCCGGGGCGGCAGATAAACTGCTGGTGTTCCTCGACGGGGTCTACCAAGAGACTGCAGACTGGTCACTGGTTGGTACGTCGATCGTTCTAGGGGCCGACCCTGGCGCTGGAGCAGAGCTCCGCGTTGTGTCCTTGGCGGTGTCCGTCCGTAATTCCCATATCTTCCGCCGGCAGGCTGGGTTTCCAGGAGACACGCCAGAGGCGTTCTCGTCGTCGCTGACGGGCCGCACGGAAGCAGCGGTGTCTGCCCCAGGCTCTGAGGTCTTCGGTACGTACGGCTATGTGAGGCGGCTTATCGGTCTGAATACGCTCTCTATTGCGGAGCGGGCACACCTACGGACTGGGGTAGATGACTACATTGAAGTGACGTGGGAGTTCTATCGACACGCTGACGTGGCTACCGGTACGCCCCAAGTCCAGCTCGGCCTGTATTACCTGGACGCTGATTTCGACGTCATCGGCGGCGGGGATGTGGTCGTAGAGACCAACACCGCTACGGTTGCGGACGGGGTACAGCGTACAACCAAACTTATCTCCTCGACCGTGGATGCGGCCTACCTCAACCCGCCGGCTACGGCGGTGTACGTGGTGCCGTACATCAAGACGCTAAACGCCACAGGTTCGGTGGATGTGATCCGCCTTGATTGGGCGCATAGCGCTGCGTTCGCCGCGGTGTCTGGCCGCACCAACTACGTTGAGGCCGAGGATGTCAATGTCCCCGGAGCGTTCCAATGGCCCCAGTCTTCAATCCCCGAGTTTCCGGTCGCGCGTACGTTCTACGTCACGATGGACGGCAGCGACTCGAACAGCGGGACCAGCCTGAGCAAACCACTGGCGACGATCAACGCAGCGATCGCGAAGATGGCGACAAACGGGTCATCGTGCGTGACGATCGTTCAGCCGGGTGAGTATATAGTCCAGCCCGACACTGTGATCCCGCAGAACTGCGCCCTGTATGGTTACGACCTGCGCGTGACCAAGCTGAGCCTGCCGAGTGGGCAGGAGCAGAACAACATGTTCCAGCTGACCAGCGGTGTTAAGGTTCGCGGCTTCACATTCTCTGGGCTGCAGCACGAAACCATCGGGTTCAACCCGCTTGAGACAGACGCTGATAACCTGACAGTCCCCACCAAAGGTTGGGCGTTTGTGTTCAAGTCCGGGGAGATCATTACTCGGTCGCCCTACGTTGCTGATTGCTCTCAGCTCCATGCCTTTTCGCAGGGCCAGATGGCTCTGCCGATCGACCGAAATAACGGCAATCCAGATATGCCGGTAGGTGGCGGTAACTTGTTGGCTGACGGCGCAGTCCTCGACCCCGACAGCCCTCTGCGATCTGTAGTTGTAGACAGCTTCACTGCGATCAACCCGAACGGTGTAGGCTATGCCATCACCAACAACGCATTCGTTCAGCTGGTGTCAGTATTCACCAACTGGAGCCGGGTTGGTATCTGGGCGCATAACGGCGGCCAGGTGACGATTGCAAACTCGAACAACACGTTCGGCGATTATGCGCTTGTTTCTTCGGGGTACCGGTACGCTGTTCAGATCCCTGACGGTACAGTTACTGTCGCAGAGTATGACGCCGATGCGACGTACCTCGATAGTAACCAGGCGACGATCGTGTCTGCACTTATGTCGCAGTACGCTTCGCTTCCGGGGTGGAGTTCAAGCTACAACACTTTAGCCGAACGGGATACCGAGACCATCCTGACGGCGCTCGCTAATGACCTCCGTTCCGGCCAGGAGCGCAACACGCAGCGCATTATCAAGGGCTTCTTTGATGGGGATGCCGGCTTCGCTTTCAACTCGGCGCTCGTCAGTATTTTCGATGACAGCTGGGCAGAAATCCAGACGTATCTAGCTGCTGATGCTACTCTTAGCACTGGTGCTAAGACGATGCTGGACGACCTACTCCAGCTGCTGCGCGATGTCGTGGCCGACGTGGATAGTAACGGCACAGCCAGTCAGTACGTCGTAGCTTATCCGTCTGTCATCGAAGCCACTGGCCAACAGTTCAGCTACGCCGGCTCGGGTGTGAACTACAACTCGCTCCCCTTCAGTCAGCGCGGCACGGGCGAGGCCCCTGACCCATCCAGCGCCATTGCGAAGATCGATGGTGGCCGGGTGTATGCTACCTTCTCGACTGAGGTCGGTGATACCTATCTCGGTGAGGACCTCCGCGTGGACTTCGAGCGTAGCACCATCGAGGGCCAGGCGTTTTCCCGCGGTGTGCAGAACATCGCCTTGCCCTTAATCGTCGCTCTCGGAGGCTGATATGCCCACCGTCACCATCACGACCCCGCGGCCGCCGCTCAATCTGTTTGAGATCGTCCGCATCCCGCTAACCGATGCGTGGACTACAGTCTATCAGGTCCCACAGTATTCGGTGCCAGCAGTTGGTCCTACGGCTGCCTACACGGTTGATGCAGCCGCCATCGTCAGCAACTTGATCCTAACCAGCACGACGGGTAGCGGTATCACTGCGGACGTCAAAGTCATTGATGCTGGTAATACGGATCGTATGCTCACAGCAGGTGTCTCTATCGCTGCCAACAGCCACGTTGTCTTGTCGCTCGACAAGCATATCTTGCTGACCGATGAGATACTTCAGGTCAGGCTCTCGGCCGGTGCCACTGGGCTGGCTCATTTTAGCTTTGTGCTGAACCAGCGTGAGCGGTATACTATAATCACGCCATAAGGAGATACAGCATGGCCATTACACTTGAGAGTACCCCGCTCAACGCTGCGGTGGACGCTGTCGCTGCCTTGTTCGACGGCGGCAGCCTTGAGTTCTTGGACGGCGCGACCGTCCTTGTGGCGCTTACGCTGGCAGCTGATGTGTTCCCGGGTGCTACTGCTGGGTCCACGGATGCCACGCTGTCTTCCAACCCGCCGTATGGTAACGTCGTTGTTGTGGGGGTTGTTACTGCAACAGGAACGTGCGATGGGTTTCGGGTCAAGAACAGCGGCGGCACAGTTATTCTTACCGGGTCTGTATCTACGGTAGGTGGCGGCGGCAGTTTTGAGCTTAGCAGCGTGGATTTTGGCGTAGGTGACACTGTAGTCGTCTCCACCATGAGGTACTCGCAGCCGGCTACCGGAGCCTAACCTATGGTGAAGCTGGTCAACCGGGCGTATATGACGACGGCCACTACTGGCACGGGCACGATTACCTTGGGGTCGGCCCTGGCCGGGTACCAGGCGTTCGCCGCTGCTGGCGTCAGCGACGGCGACGTTGTGCGCTATACCATCGAAGATGGCACAGCCTGGGAGATTGGCACCGGCACCTACACGTCGTCGGGTACGACGCTTTCGCGCACGCTGTCAGAAAGTTCGACGGGGTCGCTTTTAAGCCTGACTGGCAGCGCGAAGGTCTTTGTCACGGCGGCGGGCGAGGACCTGATCGTAGCTGATGCGGCGGTGTTCACCGGCAGCATTCAGGAGGCCGTCTATAATCTCACTGGGACGGCGCTCGATCCCGCAAAC